GAAATAAATTTAGCAACCTTTTATTTGTGTATTCAAATACATTATTTTGTTCCTCAATTGTTCTAGACATAGTATCGAAAGAGTCGTATGGGATATATGGGTCAATCGCACTCAAATAAAGCTCTGAAAATTCTGATAACAATGCTATTGACATAGAACCATATGCCACACCGATTTCTGCACCTTTTTTTACATCGCCTAAAAGCTGTTTTATTAATTTTGGGAAAGTGTCATGAGCATCTTTCCAGCTGATTTCTGATGCTGTTACATCATCCAATAACCATTTAGGTGATTCCATAAACTTTCCTTTTCACTTTTTCTAATAGTACAATTTTTGGCATTACGCCTTCGACCCAATTTGCGTGATGTGCCACTATGTCTGGTGGGGGATTTAGAACATTTCCCTCATAAAGTGAAAATGATTCTGCTCCGTGAGTCCACCAAGTTTCTGGCATAAAATCAAAAATTAATGGGCAATCATCTGATTTAAGAATCATATTCAAGGCAGTTTGATCATTATTTGCGACTCCATTTTTTACCATTTCAATGGCAGAATGGAAAAGAACCTGTAAATTTTCTGATGGTTTGGCACAAAATAAACCAGCACAAAGAAAATTCATTCCATCATGCTGAAATGCTATATCAGCTTTCTCCAATGCCTTTTCTACATCTGGACGAATCGGCTTAAAGAACTGAACATCACAATCTGAATGAACAAAGATATCTTTACCTCCAGCAAGTTTTAGACAAAATTCAAGTTTGCGTATCATCGATGCATTCCAGTTATCCCGCATATAAACACCAGAACATTCCTGTGGAATCTGATCACAGATTAAATCAAGGTCTTTATCCTGTATTGAAGGTTTAAAGAAAAAATCATAAAGTGGTTTGTGACTAGGACTATAAAAAGTATGAAGAATCATTGAGAGTCTTTCCAATTATTTGCTAGGCGTTTTTCGTAAATTGCCTTACCCTTTTGGTAGTTTTCAAGTTTATTATGTTCTTTAAAGTGTTTATCTTGTTCTTTACCTGTATGAATTGGATTTTCATGAGTCAACACAATATTCTTTGCCTCAATCACAACTCCATCACTATAAGCTCTTTGCGTAAATTCATTGTCGCTAAAAATTCCGTCCGCTTCTTGATATTCGGGATGGAATAACAGATTATTCTGCTTTTGAAGCCGTTTTTGCGTTAAAATGGCCATACAAAGCAGTTTATCCTGTCGGTGCCCATCTGATACTGCCAGCACTTTTTCCTCGTTTGTAGCCCCAATAGCACTCAAAATTAGGGCATCCCAATACTTGCATGGTGCCCAATCATCCGACATCTGAATTAAAACTTCGCCTTTGGCATTTTTCGCCCCGTGATTCCATGCATGAATAATTCCGCTTGGATTACACCGAAGGGCATTATGAGGTTTATAATTATCTTTATCATCATGATCTACAATAAAAAGCCACTCAATTTCTAAAGGACTTTTAGCACTTCCCAACCATTGTTGTTTCCTATCCCATGCAACTTGATTTCTGCCTTTAGTGGCATGAAGGACGCTAATTTTTGGTTTTGGAAGCAGGTTTTTAGCTTTTACATATTCATCCCATTTATCCGCACACACACAAGTGGTTAAATACAGATCAAAAGCTTGCCAGTTATAAATAGATTCAACTAAATTCCAATAATGCGTTTTCGGCTTATCTAAGCCCAAAGAACAACGCAAAGATGCCCAAGCCTTATGCCATTGATTTTTACTGGCATATTCTAAACCCATCCAATAAAATGCTTCCCTTCTATCGGGTTGAAGCGAAACTGCTTCACCAAGATATTTAAGTCTTTTATTAAGGTCTGTATGGCATCTTCCAAGGTTACACAATGCCTCATATTTTAAAGTATCATCAAGAGTTGGAAACTGAACTGCAATTTCTCCCGCATGAATAGCCTGTGGGAATTGTTGAGATAGAAAATATTCCTGTTGCAGATAGTATAAATTGCTAGGCGTGCTCTGCAACTCATCATTCAAAATTGCAAAATTGCGATCAGCAGAACTTTTTTTATACCCTTTAGGCCTATGAATTCTTATTTGCTTATCTACAATAAATATTTTACCGCCATCAGTACAATTTAAAGCCTCATGCACTCGATTCGACCATTTGCACTTTCCTTTTCGACTAATCATTTCTCGAATAGGATTTAGCCCTGCATTCTCGACCCAATATCTAAATGCTATAAGATGTATGGATTTTTCTGTATTTGCCTGATCTATGGCATTATCAATTTCTGCTTCCGCACCATCAATTAACTCATCATCTGCATCTACCCATAATGCCCATTCTTCGGAACAGGCTTTTAGTGCCGTATTTCTTGCAGACGCAAAATCGTCTATATAAGGCCAATCCTTCTTTTTATTCTTATAAGTAACAACTCTAGCCCCGTTAGCCAATGCGATTTCTTTTTCCTTGCTGGTGTTATTGTTCCCCCCTGCAAGGCAAACAACAAGCTCTTTTGAAATTGGCTTGAATGACTTAAGGCATCGGTCAAGATAGTCAGCTTCATTTGCACCGCATATAAGATATACGCTTAAAGGATTTCGCATAGGATATTCTAATAGGATTTCATGTCAATAAAAAGGGGGAGATAAGCTTTTCAGCCTACCTCCCCCTTTGAATCGAGGGTGTGCTTATTAGCTATAATTCGTGGTGATACGAATAGCCGCATTCGCATCAACAATAACCTCGTCGGTATTCATGCGAACACGAAGCACATTACTCCTACGAGCCTCATCCCGATAGCTCTCGGAGACAAATCCAGAAGCATCAGCCGACCAAACCAAGGTACGGCCAACACCGCCACCAGTAAACTCACCGCCATTAATCTGACCAACAATAATTTTCGTATTGGGAATAATAAAGGAACCCGAATAAGTCTTATTCTTGTTCGCAGTATTATAAGCCGCACTTCCAACCAAGAGTTTGGAAACGCCCAAAGCAGCGGCAACCTCAGCTTCCGACAACAAACGGCCACCAGTATCAGAAATTACTCCGAAGAACTGATTCTGCAGTTTGGTAGAACGCCGAATCCGCTGAAACACCTGAGCAGACATCGCAACACAATTTGCCTCATACCCATATTGTGCAAGAGCCAATTTTGCATCAGCAACATCACGAACCACATCAATTGATCCGATGAGAGCCTCAGTATAATTAGCCGCTGGGGTGGCATCAGATTGAGTGAAAGGAGTGCTGGTAGCCCAGAGCAAATCCTTCACACGAATCTCGTGACCAAGCTTAATCTGGCGAAGCAGGAACTTGGCAGTTTCAGCCTCATACGAGAAAAAGCGATTCAAATCCGTCACTACGCTGTCATCAAGAAGCTCTTCCAAGCCATACTCTTGAGTGTCGTAGTTAGCAGAACTGAAAGAACGGCTACCACGCTGATATTCCGAACCAGCACCACGAGCGACTGAATTATTGGAAAGTAGGTCGGCTTGAGCCAACTGCACCTTCAAATAAGTTCCGCTCTTTACCTGCACATTCTGAAGGGGGAGAAGATCAGCACCGATCAACCCGACATCAGCATTAGGAGCCTCAATCAAAGCCTGATTAAGGTCTGCCCGAATCGTTGTTCCGCCAGCAATATAGCTCATTTTATTTTATCCTTATTTTTTGGTTAAATTTTAGTCAATTTTCAGAGGAATCGCAATCTCGATAACTGCATTGGTAGCGGAAGCCGCTTCCAAGGCGATGCCAGCCGAGATCGTGTTTGAAGCCGCAGTGGTCACAAGACCAGACGAATCAAACGACAGCGAATCTCCAACAGCGCAAGTTCCAGAAATCGTAGCAAAGAAAGTGGGGTGAAACAATTTCACCGCACCAACTCCACCAGCGGCCACATCATCTTGCGTAAAACCGATAGCAAGAGTGGCACCAGTAACAGCCGCTTGAGCTTCACCAGCCGTAGATGTGGGTTGAACAGCACGAAATGCGCTAATCGCATTCGAGAAGCTGAAAGTTTTGAAATGTCCGTCTACTTGAGTTCCCATTTGATTTATCCTTTGTTAGATGTTCTTAATACCACGAGCAAGAGCTTCGCGATATTCGTTAGGGTTGGAAAGCATAACCGCCTTCATGGCAGTCAGCTTTGAAGTTTTATATTCGGGGTGGTTGGACACCAATGCCTCGAAAGTCTTGGGCTCTTCCTTTTTGGAAGTTTCCTCGATAACAGGGGAGGCGGGAACTGGCTTAATGCCAAATTCCGTTAGCACCTTTTTAACCACTTCGCTCATTTCCTCGGGCTTCATAGCCTTATCTTCACCAGCTTTCATTTCAGCTTCGGGCGAAGTTTCCTTGGTTTCATCTTTAGGGGTCATGAACTGCTCGAGAGCAGACAGCCTCATTTTAATATCTTCAATATCTTTATTTTGTTCTGTTCCCATATCGTCTCCTTTGGTTGTCAAACTTTTGTCCTTTTTATCTGATCTTTCCGAGACTGCTGGAATTGTTTTTCCATCAGTCATATAACCCATCTGGGTATTTTCATCAGAATTTTTTGATCTTTCCTCTGCCTTTACACACGACCCTTCGGAATAAGGTTTTTTGCCAGCCACTTCCTCGTACCCTTCCCAGCACCTAAATTCAACAAGTTTTTTAATATTTTTTACACCCTCTTCCAAAATAGCTCTTTGTTTTATAATTTTATCAATATGATCAGCAACTTCCTCAGCGTGATACCCAAGGTCATTCCATTTGCTTTTCAATTCATTTTTCCCAATCGTATCACTCATTCTTTTACCATCACGCCGAAGTTGCGCTGAAATCTGTTTGTAATATTCAACTTGGCGTTCAGTAGTGGGGCCATATGGGTGATTTTTGGTTTGCTCCCTAAAATCATCAATTCCATTTTTAATATTATCTGCATAGATACCCCTGCTTCCATACCAGCCAGCATCTTTTGGAGATACCTCGATTTTATCTACCGCTTGACCTTCCCTTTTAATTTTTTTGAAGAGACTAGCAGTATTTGTTTTAATATTTTCTGGAAGCTTTTGATCTCGTGCTTTATCACTAGGCCCAGCATCTTGAACTATTTTTGGCATTTTGGATTTAGGCGCATTATCTGATTCTGATCTTCCAGTTACAGCCTCTTCCTCTTGCCTATTTGCCCTCATATCAATTTTATCTTTTAAGGAGTTGTCGATATGTTGCCTTGCTTCTGGTGAAAGATCATCAATATGGCTCGATGCAGAAGCGTAGTCCGCATCTCGCAGGGCAGATTTAATTTTTTTGAAGGTATCTATATCTTTATTTACTTCATGATCTGGCATCCCTGCCGTAGATGCGGAATCGACAAATTCATCGCGCGATTTATTAACCTCGTCAGCTACTGCTCTTCCTTCTGTTCGTTCTCTTGAATATACACTCTTATTTTCTTCATCACCCGCTTTCGATACCGCTCCGCTTTCCCTTCCTCCACCGCCTCCCGAAGCACAGGAATTTCCAGGCTTAAAACCACCTGCTCCAGTCCCGCAATCAAAGCGTTTAACTTTTTCCATGAATGCAAGCATTTCCTCGAAGAGTCCATTTGTAGCCGCTGT